AGACGTGTGCTCTTCCGATCTTCAGCTTCAGGGTTGTTCCCCCATTTTTTAGCAGGATATCGCTGCCTTTAATCTGCAGAAGCTGGTCATCATTTCGCTTGATGAGCACCTCCTCATTGGAGAACATCGCGCGGGAATCCTTCTGCCGAATGATGATGGCATCTTTGTCCTGTGCTTCCTGCATGATTGTGTTCGGCTGCCGGCATACACCCATGATGGCAATGGCGTTGGTCAGATCATGCTTGAGATCAGGAAAATCCTCACCTTCGCTGCGCCATGCATCCAGAGCCTGTTCGGAAAAAAGCAGCAAACATCCGTCTCCCGGCTTTACAGGAAAACAGATACAGCTTTCCTGGGAGCTGCTTTGCTGAAAATGTACTGGTACCTGTGCAATCTGTGGGTAATCCACCTTTCCTCCGGAAGCACCATCACTGGAATTTCCATTTGGACGTTTAAATTTACCGATAGGTTTTACAACTGCCGTACATTTTGCAGCATCAAAAGAAACAATTTCGCCAGGAATGCAGGTATGAATCCCATCCATCGATTCCTGAACCGAATTTTTAACCTGCTGAATAAATTTTTGTATCATGATGCTGCCTCCACTACCTGTGCGGTACATAACCAGTCTCCAGCCATATTATCGCCCTCAAGTTTGACCGACTCCACTCGGAAGATCCCGTTTACTACCTTGCTTTCCAGCTGAACAAGATCATTTACCCCGATGGCAGCATTGAGAAAATAACGAATCTCCCAGCCGGCCTGCGCCTTATTTTTGGAGCTGTTTTCCTCAGCGTTGCCGGAATTTTTCTCGGATTGAGTGAGCTTCTTCGGACTGCCAATCAGTCCCGTTTTGGAACTGATGAGGTGTGCAATGGTGGAAATCGGTTCATTTGCCTTTGTGACCTGAATAATACCGTTTTGGATACTCCATACAAGACCATTGGATGCACAAACCTTGTCCAACACATTCTTTGCAAGCCCAACATAGCTGTAACTTTCCAATCGTTTAAAGGTTGCTCCCTGTGAAAATGTAATAGGCAACCCCATTTGTCCGGCGGCATCCTGCAAAATCAGCTTGGAATCAGTCGGCTGAAGATAACCAAAGCTCACATAACTGTCCCGCAGTTCCTTGCGCCCGTCCAGCACGTCGATGGTTGTTTTCTGGTCAGCACCATCGTCCTCTGTGACAACATTTGTCACGGTTCCGGTCAATACCATCGGTGTATTACCGCTGTATCCTGCATTGAGTGTGACAACGCAGTCTTTCTCTTCCAGCGCCGCCTTGTGTGCCGGAGAGAGGTTCCAAAGGGCAATTTTTGCTGTGTTAGGGCTTGATACATCGGCTTTTTCCACTGAAAACTGGATGTGCAGTTCACTGATTGCAAAACCGGAAGCTCCCGCCTGTCCGGCAGAAAACTGATAAGCTCGAAGCCAGTTAGCCAAACAGATCCCTCCTTAGTTTTAAAACATCCTCTTTCGGGAAAAAGATAAATTGAGCGTTTTTTTCCTGAAAGTCTTTTCTGCCAATTGTCTGTTTCGTCGATAAAGCACCGAATAAACCTTCTGGCAAACCATGGCAGAGATAGAAGAAATTGAGTGGAGAGTTGGGAACGATTTTGATTCCCTGTACATACGGGGTTCGATTGTGGTCATAGATACCGAATGTCCAGTAATCTCCCTCGAAGTTATAGCTAAAACGGATGAGATATTCTTTGCCGGACAAAACAACGCGGGAAAAGCTGTCGTTATAGTCTGGCACTTCGATTACTGTAATCATGAATTCCCCTCCAATAAATCAACGATAGTTTCTACACCGCTCTCAAGTCCATCCTTCCCAAACAATCCCGTTAGGGCGTTGTAAGCAATTGAACCGTCTTTTTCCGAAGAATTGACACTGTTCGTTGCATTCCCTACAACATTGCTGCCTGTTGTTCCAGAATTACCATAAGGACTGGTGCTGGCTGTCCCCGCTGTCGTTCCGGTATCCCCTCCCCGTCCATATTCGGACGGAATAGCAACTGTTTTAGCAGTTGTCGTTAAGACCTCTTTGAGCGTGATTGGAATTTCCAGTGATGTTTTGGTCGAAACATCATACGGAAGAGAAATGCTCGTGATACCCATGTTCTGGAAAACACCTTTAGAACTGGTGACCGTAATTAGCTGACGGCTCTTGTAAAGTTCCTGAAAGCGCTCTGCTATCTCCTGTACCCGGTTTGGGGAAGCATGTTCCCGAAAGGTGATGGGAGTATTGGTAACCACCACAGTAAGGGTAAGTGTTTTGGGATTTTGGATGATGGTATCCTGAACCGAAAATCCTTCTTCAACAGGATAATCCGGAATTTTGTTTTCCAGCTGAAGCTCATGGTGAATCAAAGCGTCACACTCGATACCACCGATATTGACTGGTTGCGGCTTCATGCTATTCCCTCCTTAATAACCTGTTGCAAATCCTTTTGCGGCTTCGTCAAAGCTGTCATCGGCTGCTTTTCCTATCATTTCAGCTCCTTTTTGCTGCATTTCTCGATCGGAGCCATTGAAGGTGTTTTGGATGTCGTTTTTAATGGTAATGTTGTTTGTGGAGCCGCCAACACCGGCAGAAGCGGCGACTGTTTCCGCTCTGGCAGCAGTCGCAACAGTTCCGTTTTGGGTCAGCTTATCGGCTGCATCCTGTAACCAATCCATACCTTCTCCAATCTTTTCTCCCGCCCATCCGGCAAATTTACCGAGCGGTGTACCTTTCAACCATTCCCACTTTTCCTTGATGCTGTCGATCAGGTCGCCGATAGCACCGATTGCAGCTGTAATTCCTTCAACAACAGCACCGACAACTTCTGCCAACCATTTAATTACTTCCCAAACCACCTTGCCAACCGTTTTTGCAAGCTGGATTGCTGTTTGAATTACTTTACTGATTGTCTCACGTGCATCATCAGCATCAATTCCCATCTGCTCGAAGAACTCACCGATGACACTGGCATCTCCATTTAAAAAGTGAATCAGATCATCAATCGCCAGAGCAATCAGCAGAATAACTGCCACCAATGCAAGCGTTTTGAGATTTGCAAGGGTAAGCAAGCCACTCAAACTTTTAAAGAAAGTAAGGATTTTGCTGGCATTGAGTGCAATCCAGATCGAGCCTGCTGCCATTGCAATCAGCTTGAGCAGGTTTTCCATGCCGCCGACCTTATCGGCCAGTTTATCCACAAAGGCAACTGCCTTGTCGAGCCACTTCATCAGCTTGGAAAACAGGGATACCAGAAATTCAGATAGCTTTTTGGTTAAGCCATACTGCTTGTCTATCTTTGCAATCCACAATCCCCACTGGTTTCGGATGTTGAGCAGTGCGTCCGAGATGGTCATATCCACCTGTGCAAACGACCGGTTGATCTCGTCCGCACCGTTGATAAAAGCGTTTTTGAGGTCGGCAACGGTCAGTTCCCCGCTGCTTGCCATCTCCTCAAACTTCTCCTTGGAGGCTCCCACCTCTTTTTCCAGAAGCTTAACTGCCTCCGGCGATTCTTCCAACAGACGGCTGATCGTCTCGGTATCTACTACACCGCGGGCAAAGGACTGATTGAGGGCTTCCTGCATCTCGGCAACCTGTTCACTCGTTTTTCCAGCAGATCGAAACAGCTTATTGGTCAGCTCCGCATATTGTGCTGCTTCATCGACACTTCCAAACAGTTCCTTGTTTGACTGCACCAGATTGCCGACAAACTTTGCTGTATCTCCGTATGCGGTTCGGCTGTTGTTGGCAGCCTGCAAAATTTTCTGCTGGATTTCGGACTGCTCTCCCATTCCCTCGGTTGCACTGCGAATCTGGTTATTGATACTGCCAAACTCCTCAGAAATCTGTTTTAACTGGACCAGAGAAAAGCCGATACCGAGCGTGGCGACCAGTCGACTGACAGATGATTTAATTGTGGAAGAAATCTCCTGATAGGCTGCTTTGGTCCTTTCAAGCTCTCTTTGGTGCTTTTGCTCCGCACCAGTTTGCTTGTTCGTCTCATTGGTAACCTGCTTGCTTTCACCCAAAATTCCTTTGAGTAATTCCCGGATGCTTCTCTTCTTTTTAGCCTGTTCACCAGTGTTTTTCTGAATCTTATCTTCTTCTGTATTCACCTGGCGAAGTTTTTCGTCCTGATCACCTATGCTATCATTGATATCACGCTGATTGTCCAGGATTTCATCGGTGATGGCTTTTTCTTCCTCAAGCGGTGCGGAATCAGGTTCTTCTATTTGCGGAGATGGTTTTGGAACAGGCGCAGAACCCGACTGTACCAGCGTCTTTGGAACTTTGAGTTTAATTTCTACTGTGAGTTTTTGTAGTGTTTTTTCACACCGTTTTTTTGCCTTTTCAATTTCTTTCTCCGCTTTTTTTAGAGATTTATCATCCACATCAAAGCCGATGGCGATTGCGATATCCCGAATGGTCAAATTCTCACCTCCTTATCCTTTCATTTCCTCGACCTGTATGCGCTGGATGTCCAAATCACGGATATACAACGCATACAGCTTGAGTGCTTCATCCAGCGAGTAGCAGCTTTCCAGTTCCCACTTGGAAGCGATGCCTGCTTTGATGAGGGTAAACAGCCGAAGCTCCAGTTCCCCAAACTGAGAAGTATCTAAATGGCCGTAGCGCTCTGGGTCAACGCCTCCTGCGCCGGCTCCTGAGTAAGCTTTCCAAAGAGGCTGCCGGCTTTCTCGAAAAAACCGCCGAAGTTCTCCCTGAGCACAAAAAAAGCAAGCTGGAACATTTCGTCCACCTTGCCGCAGAAAATCTCGTCAGCCATTTCCTCTGTCAACCACTCACCATCTGTCTTTGTCACAATGTTTTTTGAACAAAGCAGCTTTTTCATCAGTCTTTCCAGCTTGTCTCCACTCAGAGAAGAAAAGGCTGTCGCCAGTTGTGGTGCCGCTGTTGCAACATCATCGTCCAGACTAATCTTTTTATCCGCAACCAGCGGAGCAATCGCTCCAATCATCGGACCGAGCATCGAGCCCAATTCTCCCGAAAGATTTGCCGCTGTAAAAGCGCCAAAGGGATAGATTACAAAGAGCTCTCCTCCAACGCTTACCTCTTTTCCTTCTACGCGGCGGCTGTAATTTGCCTGCATTATACGTCATCCCTTTCCGATTCCGCAGTGTAGATCACCCACTGACGATTGCCTGCTTTCTTGCCAAAATCGCTGTTTGGCACCTTTGCTACCCATTCAGTTTCTGCCGAAAGCAGCACTTCGCCGGTTCTCTTTTTAATGAGCAGCGGATGTGTAATCAGTTCTCCCTGCCTCAGTCCTGCTGCAAGGCGGGTCAGGATGCGGTTTGCCTTGACACCGTAGAGATTGGTGATGGTCACCTTGGAAGTGGCGGTTGGATCGAGCGAAACGTTGACTGCTCCATCACAGCCGGTAGTCGGCGATGCTTCCTCCGCCATGTCCTCAATCGTCAGAAAGGCATCGTCCGCAAGTCCGGTCAGACTGTATGGTCCAAAGCTGATTAGAATGTCCTTGCAGTTATAGACAATAAATTCCCTTGACATTGCTTACCTCCTTAATATTCGAGCACGCCGCGGATTTCAACATAGTGGATAGCTCCAGCCAATCGAGCTGTGAATTTACAGTTTTTCAGTTCCCTGCTCGAGCGTTCCGCCTGTGTCAAATCCCTTGCTCTTGGAACAGTAACCGTGTAGCCCGGTACCGGATTGCCGTCCTCGTCATATTCGGTCGGTGCAATTCCACCCATCGCCTGACCGCGCTTGAGTGCATAAACCATCTGGGTCTGTACCTGTGCGATGCCATTGTCGGTGTATGGAATTTTGGGATGGGTAACAAACAGATTATAAACACACTCCTGCATAAAGGATTTGAGCCACAACATAAAGCGAATCACATCGATCCATTCACCACCGACAGTTTTACCGCCTTGGGTGATGTACTTGTTTCCATACTCGGTGTAGTACGAGATGTTCGCTTCCTGTAAAGCCTGCATCTGTGTTACAGTAAGCTCAGCCGGAGATACAGCGGCAAGTGTCTTAAAAGACCAGGTTTCGCTGCCCGGTTGATATTGCAGGCCGGTCACAGCAAAAGCAACATTTATGTATTTGTCTGCCTCAATCTTATCTGGGCTGTAAATCTCAAAGCTGTTCTGGTAGGTATCGACCGACAAACTGCTTTTAGTACCGGTGACAGTAAAGCAGGCCATCTTTTCGTGTGCTTCTGCCCACTTTGCGATATCCTCGTTTTTGCCTGTCAATCCCGCCGGACAGATCACAAACCATGCTGTATTTGCCGCAGCGCGATCTAAGGTATCGCTCAGAGATTCCGGTGAATCCTCTGCGGTAACATTTGTTGCCACATAGAGCCGAGACGGTTTTACCAGCTGTGAAAAAGCAACAGCTGCCGCATCATAAACAGCTTCTCCCTCCACCCATCCTGCTGATTTTACCCCTTCCAGAGAGGTATAAACACCTAACGCTTTATAGTCTTCCAATGTTTTGGATGCCGGTTCTGGACCGACGATCAACACAGATTCAAAACCGCTCATGCTGGTAGCCGGTGCGGCAATTTGAATCTGAATATCGACAATGTCATTAAGATTATTACTCATTTTCAGCTTCATCCTCCTTTACCTGTGTTATTTGAGCGCTCTCAAACCATCCTGTTTTGTCTTCTGACTGTTCAGGTGTACCGCCGCCGCTCGGAGATGGGACGGTGTTGTCCTCTCCCTGCTCCGCTGGCGGGGTGACGCCGGAGTGTCCGGTGGTGCTATCTACAAAGCTCAGCACAAATTCCTGCTGGGCGCGGTACTCATATTTGGATTCGTTGAGGAGGGCGCTCACATCCAGCGTATTGCCCTCTTCGAGGATGCTGATGTTGTGTTCCTCCAAAAAATCCTGACCTGCATCTGAACCCAGAAAATGAAGAAAACCCTGCAGGTCGCTCACCGCCGTGTTTCGGGGCGGCGGCGAGGTCATGCCGGGCTTTGCGGTTGATTTTCTGCCGCCGGTATAAAGGTTGAGGGTCACCCGCCCAGTACAAAGATACTGGCGGCTTATCTCCTCATCCCCATATTCGTCCGGATGGACAGATCGCGAAACGTTTGTTAATTTGAGGGCCACGAAGGGGTACGGGGGCTTGACCTGATTGGTCTCGCACCACCGTACCACGGTCCCCGCGAAATACTTTTTGACCAACTGCTCAAACAGCAGTTGTGCCTGTTCGGTTGTCATGCTCTCACCTCCGGCGGGTCGGGCTGCTGGCCTTCCGGCAGGACAACCCACTGACATTCCCAGTGTGCAAGCGGAGTGTGTGCCCATTGCGACGCCTGTTCGCACTCGTACCATTTTCCATTACAGTACAGCTGATCGGCGGGAGTCCCTGTGCGCTGGTTGACGGTATGTACCTCGTCTTTTCCAAAACTTTTGATTCGGTCAAACGAACGTTTACCTTCCGTAAGTGCCTGCAGCTCCTTTGCATTTAAGGACTGCACGTTAAGACGAACCGGAAAATCCTCATACGGATGGCTACCATCCTCGTTTGCCGCCGAAAAGCGACGGAGAATATAGGTTGACTTAAACATCGTCATATTCCCCTTTCCTGCAGATTTTATAGCTGACACCCTGCCGCAGCTGACCGGTATCGATCAGCGGTTTATCTGAGCCTTT